ATCACCAGCAATATGAACCAAGGGCACCTGTTCCACTTGCCTGATCTTGATTGCCAGTGATCCTGCACTTGGGGCCTTGCTGGTTTCTGCAGTTGCAATGGTCAGGTTCAACCCTGAAGATCCAGCAACAAAATCAAAGAACTGTTCCAGGGTCTTGGCGTTGGAATCAGTCAATGATGGTTCTCCTGATCCGTAGGTGTTCACTGTGATGGTTGAACTGGTCAGGGTGTTGATTGTTTCAGAAGATCCATCTTCAAAGAAGGTCAGCCCACTGGTGTTAAGGGTTGGGTTTGAAAAGGTGGTTGCCCCTGTCTGGATCAGTTCATCAAAATGGGTCACTGCTCCAAAGGTGAAAGGTTTGGTGACAGTGTTTCCATCCTTGTCTGAAACAGTTCCCACTGGGCTGACTGAATATTCTTTCGGGTACATTGAAAAGGTTATGTCATCCTGTCTGATGGTTTCCAAAACTAAAACCCCAACAATCCAATCATAAGGAAGAACCCCAAAGTTCAGAACAAAGGCATAGGTGGTTGAAGGGTTCCCCACCAAATCCTGATACCTGGAACCACCAAAAGGGTGATTGCTATCATGGGGCCTGTTTTCCAAAACAATCTGACCAGCCCTGAAGTTGGACCACCCACCCCTGGAAGGGGCCAGTTCCACAAAGGGTGCCCGTTGAATAAACCCAAAATGAAAGACTGCATTGGACGCAAGAAATTCATCATCACTGACAAAAAAATTGGTGCCCCCAACTGTGATTTTCAGACTAAGGTTTCCAGTGGACATTCAATAACTAAGGGCTGGAAATTCATTGTATCTGTTTGCACGTTGATTGATTTCAACCCTTAATCCTGATTCAAATTCAGAAATCTTTTGGCCTGTTCCATCATAAATGTTGACCACCACATTTTGCCCCATGGAACCATTGTTGACTGAAGACATGAACTGACTTCCATATTTTTTGACTGCACTTCTGGACATTACAAATTCGCCACCTTCCAGGTTTGCATTGACCCCACCAGCCCCATGGCTTGGGCCGTATATTTTACCACCATAAGGATATTTTTTGACAAGCCCACCCATGGCCCCTGATGCTGGGGCTACTAAAGCATTCACAAATTCTCTTATGGTTGTGACGTTCAACCCTGCTTCTTTTAATTTTGTGCTTACAATATCGATGTCAGCCAAGATTGCATCTTTTGATTTTCCAGATTCAAATTCAGATTTAATTGTTTCTTTTACCATTTGAAGCAAACCACCTTGGGCCTTATTCATTAAATCAGTGTTGGTTGAAACAATTCCGTTTTGAAGTTGAATGCTGTCAGTTAAAGATTTGATTTCACCATTTAAAAGTTCCATTGCTTTATCAGGAATTGCCTGGGTGAATGCTAAGATAGCTTCTTGATATCTTACAGTTGCATTTATAAACCCAGTTGCATCAAATCTTTCACCTATTTTTACCCCAAACAATTTAACGTCTTCAGTAAAGTCTGATCTGCTTACCCCCTTTTCAATAATGGCAAGTTGATCACCTAAAATACTCATCAAAAAATCACTTGATTTTGCCAGCACTTTCTTTCTGCCCAGGTCACTTTCATCAATGAAAGTTTGAAGAACAGTTTTTTCAGCTTCTGCAGTTGGAAGTCTTGCTTTTGCAGTTGTAAGAATTGCAGTTGAATCTTTGATGATCCCACTAAATATTTCCAGTGGACCAGTGATAAATCCTTTAGCCTGAAGAAATAAATCTTTTTGAAGTTCTGTAAATCCTGCAGTTTCTAAAGCAGTAATATAACTTGATGCAGATTGTTTAAATGCTTCCGTAGCCCTTGCAACCCTTTCAGTGGTTCTTGCCAGAATTGCCTGTTGTTTGGTCAGGTCTGCAACATAACCAAGAAAGCCAGAACCAAGATCATCAGCTTTGGATCTATTCGCTAAATATTGTTTTTCAATCAAAGCCATTGCCCTGGCTTCATCTGTGATTCCTGAAATGGTTAGATTATATTCATCAATTTCAGTTCCCAGTTCTTGAACTTTTTCAAGAACTTCCCCAATGGTGTTTCCAGTGTTCAAAATCAATTCGTTTGAATCACCAATTCCAGGAAGCAATTTATCAAATATAGAATCAATCCCTTCCCCAAAAGTTGAAAAAATCTTGTCAACAATTCCCATAACTTTTTTGGAAGACATTGCAAACCTTGTAAGGATTGCAATCCAGTTTGTGGAAAAGGTTAATTCAATGCTTTTGCCCACTTCAACAATCTGCAATGCAACTGCATCAAAAAACCTTGATGCCTGGGCTGAAGCACTTCTAATTCCACCAACAAAAGCCTTGGCAATTTCTTTGTTTTGTTTAAGGCTACTTGTTTGTTTTTTAAGTTCTGCGACTTCTTTTCTGTAAAGATCCAGATTATCTTCTTCTAATTCGTTCAGAATCAAAGTTGGTTTTACTTGTGATTCTATTGCATCAATTGTTTGTTCTGATAATTTTTTACTTATGTTTTTTTGTTTTACAATTGCTTCAACTCCAAGATTTTCAACCCTGATCAATGAATTGATGTCAACCTGTTCATCCTTAACATCCTTTGTTAGATCCAGAGTTTTTCCAGTTTTTTTGCTGATAAGTTCTAAAAGTTTTGATCTGTCCTGAAAAAGCTTTTTTTGCTTTTCATTTAGTTTGTTTTCTTCCTTTAAAATCGTTGTATAAAAAATTTCACCCTTATTCATCTGCTTTCTGGTGTCCCTTACATTTTTAAGAACACCATCTAATCTTTGAAGTTCATCAGTTGAAGCTTCAAAAACTTGTTCAAGTTCTTTCGCAGACATCCCAAAGGCTTTGTTGAAATCAATTTTAAATTCTTCACCACCAATAAATTTTTGTATTTTTGACAATGCCTTTGGAACCCTATTGATGAAATCATCAATACCTAAAACTAAATCTGAAAAGATTCCCCTGGATGCTTTTGAAAGAAGATTCAGGGCATCATTAAACCTTTCCGTTGCCTTGATTGCTTTTGAATCTATGATCCCCCCAACTGATTCCAGTTGGTTTCCAAAATCCTTCAAAACCCCAGATCCATTCTGAAGCATATTGACCAGGGAAACCCCTTCACTGTCGAAGAACTTGAAAGCCAGTGAAACCTTTTCTGTTTCTGACTCCATCCCCTTCATGGAATCTGCGACTTCAAAGAAAAGTTCTTCTGCAGTTTTAGCCCTGCCCCCAACACCCTGAAGACTGATCCCCATTTGTTGGAATGCTTTCAGTGCTGTTCCAGTTCCCTGTCTGGCATCAGCAATCCTTCTGGTGAATCTTTGAAAAGCCATGTTCAGGGTTTCAGTTGAAACCCCTGACTGTTCTGCAGAAAACTGAAGCTTCTGAAGTGCTTCAGTGGAAACACCAAGCTTGCTGGAAACCTTGCCGATTCTGTCTGCAGTTTTATTCAGGCTGGTTGCCATGGCCCCAAATGTTCCAACCAATGCCACACCCCCTGCAGTGGATAGAAAACTGATGGCCCCCTTCAATTTGTCAAAACCTTTCTGGGTCTTGGAAACAGACCTGTTCAAGCTTTGGAAAGCTTGCTGGGTTTTGTCTTTACCAGTAAAGGTGAAATCAAGATTGTTTGCCACTTAGTTCTTCTGTCTTGAATCCTTGACCCTGAAATATGCTAACCACCCAAGAACTTCATTTTTAGGCATCAGCATGACTTCTTCCAAAGTCCTGCCCAGTGTTTCAGCCAACTGAAACAAAAAGTAAACTTCAGGATCATCAATCAGTTTTTTTCAATGTCATCCAGTGAATCTTCATCTGAAGACATTTCAGAAACTATTCTGGAAATGATTTCAGGATCTACCTGTTTCATCAGTTCAAACCTGTTTGCCTGTTTGAAGATCCTGTTCCCATCTTCATCCAAAGCCCGTTCAATAAATGCCTGAACAATGGCTTCACCTTTTTTGCCTTCTTCTGAAAGCTTCAGGATTTTTTCTTGTTGCTGAAAATTCAGCGAAGGCTTGTAGTAAATTTTTGAAGGTTGTCCATCAACTTCCCATTCAGGAACTTCAAGAACCTTCAATCCACCCCCAAGCCTTTGCCGAAAATGTGACTTTGCACTTTCTAAAATGTTAGTCATTCCCTTCCCTTTTTAATTCTTAAACAGTTGATGAAGTCAATCCACCAGTTCCCTGGAAACCAAAGCTTGCAGTAACCAAACTATTGATTGCATTAGCCCTGGAAATGGATGTGATGATTACACTTCCCGTAAAAAAAGTTGCTCCTGAAGCAGTTCCTTCTGGGTAAAGTTCAACTGTCAGGGAAGCACCTGCAGTCATTGCATTCTGGGCCGTATCTGTTTCATCAAAAAAACAGTCAATGGTTCCAGTGAATGAAATCAAATCAGAAACAAAAGCCCTGGCTGAATTAGACAGTGCAGTTGATTCGATGGTGTCTGCAGTTTCATCAAAACTGAAGCCAGTCACTTCAGCAATAGTGTTTCCACCAGCCTTGACAACCCCTTCAGATCCTTTATGCGTAGCCATGTTATTCCTTTTCTGCTACAGATTTTTCAGAATCACCAGCAGATTTGCTGGTGGATTTTTTGCCCTTTGAAGGGGCATCAGTTGACCATCCTTTCTTTTCCATTTCTGGAACTTTGACGGGATGGACATCAATAGGGTCTGAACCCTTTTGATACATCATGACCATGGTTTTCCTTTACATTGTGGTGAATCGGGTGAAAGCACCCTTCTTGATTAAGACTTCCTTAAAATGTTTTGCAAATTCACGTTTCATTTTCTTTCTTACTGTGTGCCTGATCGGTTGTCCGAAGTTGTAGGTCTTTCGGTATTTGGTGTCATCTTCCCAGGCAATGACCATGGCAATATTCTTTCTTCCACCCCTGCCCATTCTTTTCCAAATACCTGAAGCCTTGGGATCATTGATCCCCCTGGGGATGCCAGAAAAATATTTCTTATCATTGGAAAGGAATTTGTTGATGTCATTCCTTTTGATGTTGCCAAATTTGTTGGGCCTGTAGTTCTTTAAGACAGGAACTGCAATTGCTTTTCTTTCAGGCATCCTTACCCCACCAGTGTTCAGCCTGGACATATATTCTGCAGGAAGAATCCCAGCCCCAGCCCTGGCTTTCCCAAAAGTCTTTGATACATATCCCACCTTGGATTCCAGTTTTGTTTTGTCCGTTTTTTCCACCTGGATTCCAGACAAGGTGTAAGGTGTTGGGCTTTTCACCTGTCTTGGAAGATCAGCTTTCAATGCCCTTTGACATTCAAAGGCAATCCCGTTCAGGGTGTTTCTGTAAATACTTGGCAAATGCTTCTTCTGGAAATCCCGTAAATATTTGGAATATTCTTTAAAGTTAGATTCAAAGGAAATCTGCATCACTTTGGAACATCTGGGGATTGTGCATCTGTATAATAATCAACTTCAAAAAGAAGGGTTGCATAACCAATTGCCTTGGCCCCTTCACTGGAAAAACTGATTTCCGTTGAAGTGATAAAAAGGTCTTTTGCTAATCCGTTCACTGTTCTATCTGATGCCAATGCCGTTTCCACTTCCTTGCAGATGTCATCGATGGTTCCATCAAAGTCAGAATTCTGTTCACAATAAGCCTGGACCACCAGATTCAGGTTCCTTTGAATCAGTCTGTTTGGTCCGATTCTGATGGGTTCTGAACTTTCAGAAAGGGTGTAAACCAACAATCCAGGAAGTTCACTTGATTCCAGGGGATAAATTCTGGATTCAAAAACTCTTGAACCAGTTGTTCCCAACCCAGTGACATTGGTGACAATTCTGGATCTGATTTGTTCCCTGACATGATCAGCCATCTTTATTGTTCCTGAAGTTGAATTTCAGTAACCCCAGTTCCATCTGGTCTGATGACCTTGGCCTTGTATGTGGTGGACCCGATTAAAAAGGTGTCATCAATTGCCACTGAAGAAACATCAGTGGTTCTGCAAGTGATCACTGGCAGGGTAGAAGAAACCCCAGTTTCACCTTCATCAATCATCAGATATTCATTATTGAATATCACATTGATGCTGGTGCCTGACCCCCCTGAAGGTGTATAGGTCACTGCAGTCCCATGGGTGTCAGTGTCGAAAAATGATGCCAGATCAGATGCAGTTTCTAGTGTCATTTCTTGGCTTTTTTGGGTGCTTCCTTTGTTTCTTCTGCAACACCTGTTCTGATCAGTTCTGATGCTTTTTCTTCACTGACATCGATGACTTCACCAACCTTTCTGAAAGCCCCGTCAGCGTTTACCATTTTCAACATTTTAACTTTCATAATTTCCTTTAAGCAGGGAACCCCGAAGGGTTCCCAGATTTAATGATTATGGATTGACTGATGCACTGAAGGATTTAGGTGTTCTGACTGCAAAATCTACAAGGTACAGTCCAACAATCCTGGTGGCCCCAGTTGATGAATTTGTAAAAGGGTCAATTTTTAAATCTAACCCGTTGCCCCAACTGCCCATAACGAGTGCAGACCAGTCACCAAAGGTTAGAAGTGATTTCCCTGCTTCCACGTTGTTTTCAGTAATGTAGTAGGGATAGGTCATCAATCGATGTTCCCCATTCATTCCAACTGTATCATCAAGAATTGGTCTGTCAGATCCAGTTCCGTTCCTGAAAGTCTTCATCATATTGGCAGTGATCGTGGATGCACCAACCCAGTTCAGGTTCCCCCGAAGTGCGTTGTTTGATGCAAGACCTGTCCAGATGTCTACAACATCACCCCAGTCTGGTGCATTGGCACCAGCAATGGTTACCCCACCAACCCCAGTGGTGTTATAAACTCCAATTGGTCTGTTACTGGTGCCGTTTCCTGTTAAGCCCTGAAGTTCAATCTGGCTTGCCAAAGTCATGGCAATGTCATTTCTGACAAAGGCTTCAACATCAATGCTTGACTGCTTCATCAGGTTAGCACTGATGTCAGTCATGGCACCTACTTGCAACCCGTTCAGGCTTCTGGAAATGAATGTTTGATCGGATTCAGTCACTGCCCCGTTTTCTGCTACCCAGTAAGCTTGGGAACCAGCATCTGATCCAGGAATGGAAACCTTCCCATTCAGGCCATTCAGTTCAGTTACTCCCACTTTGTCGAACACCATGTTCGCTCGAAGAACATCAATGAAGGAATCAGCCAGAACATCAGTCTGAACTGTGAAACCTCCAGCCGTATTGGTTCCAACTGTCAGGTCACGTTGCTGGTCCTGATAGTTCTGCCCATAAATGACATCAGAAGGAACCCATGCCCCTTGGGGATCAATTCCGTTTTTGTCAGCCTGTGCCCTGCTTGCTTCGAATTCAAAGCTGGCATCCTCCTGAAGCTTTCGGTCATGGGGATTTGCCATTGCCCGAATCAGCTTCATCCAGGAAAAAGCCCTGGTTTCTTTTTTCGTCAAACCAATCGCATGAACTTGCTCAGGCTTTCGGTTTTTGATTTTGTCAAGGATTGCAGTTTGGAAGTCAGCAACTGATTTTCCATCCTGGATAAATGTTCTTGCCAGTTCTATTTCTGAATGTTCCTGACCATAACTTTCAATTTCCTGAATCCGTTTGAATTCAGCTTTTTGCACCTGTTCCCTGATTTGATTTTCATCAACCTTGGGAGCAGATTCTTGAGTAATTTGGGTTTCCATCTTGGAAGTCCTTTCAACAATTTCAGTTTTAAAATTTTGGTTTTCGGACCTTCCGACAATCGCCATGGAATCTGCACCAGTTGGAACGATACTGATTTCAAAGGGTTGCCAATCAACTGCCCGATAAGTCAATTTTTTGTCATCAACTTTTTCCATCTGGTGGATTCTGTATCCAACTGAAACCTGGGAACGAATTCCATCAACCACATCATTGAAAACTTCAGTGCTTAGCCTGCCCCTGCCAAAGCGCAAAACTGCCCTGCCTTTTCTGTCTGGGTCAATGGTAGCCCTTTCCACTACTCCCAATTGATCAGACATTGAATGGTTAAGAAGAACAGGTGCCCTTTTCTCAAGTCGATCCATGCGAACGGAACCCCTGTCATGATCCAGGATTTCAACCCCAAAATTTCGGTCAACTGGGGTTTCAGTGGAAAAAATCACACTTACTGTTCTGTTCTGTTCATCTATTGCAGACCTGTCAAAATCGAAGACCCTAGACAATGCGCCTGTTTCAATCATCCTGTCATCTTCATCTTCATCATGGTATGGCCTTTCTTCTTTCTTCCCTGGCCTTTCAGACATTTCCATTTGTTCTGATGATTCATCCATTTCCATTTCATCATCATCATCTTCTTTCATAAGATCGTCATGGTTTTCAATGGCATACTGTTCTGCCATTTCCTTGTCTTGAAATGTGGCAACCACATCACCCTGAATATTGACAACCCCAAACATCCCATCTTCCTGCATGACCACATGGGATTTTGGGTCCATTGTGTGTTCTGGTTCTTCCTGTCTTTCTGTGTATCTAAGTTCAGGCCAGTTTTCTTGTGCTTCCATGCTTCTTTCCTTTGTGCTTAATGGATGTTCTTTTGGTAATAAATCAGTGTCATGGGGTTTGTTTTTAAACTTTAAATTGACTAATGCTCTAATAAAAGAATTCAATCTTCCTAATGCCCATTGTTCTGCAGAAACCACCCCTGGTCTGACTGAACTGGGCTGGGTTTTATAAGCCCCGATTCCCCTTTTAGTGACTTCAACAAATGCAGATAATGGAACTGATCTTTTAGGATCATCCTTGTATTTTTCCTGATGTTCTTCATGCTTCCTTCTAACTGCTTTCATAGTTGAATCATTCAAATCAGGTTGCCTGATTTCTGGTTCATCAATCTTTGAAAGCCTGGAAAGGTTCATTCCTAAAATCCTGTCTGTCTCCATGTAGGTGCCATCATCCCTGGGTGCATAGATTCTGATTCTTGCCACTGGATCATCAGGGGTTGCAGTCAATGATTCCCCACCAAATTCAGTTTCTCCTTCTGTTCTGATTGAAACAATCCTTCCTGTGTAAGTTCCTTTTTGTGCCCTGAATCTGACGAAATCACCCACTTCAAAAGTGGTGTGGTATGATCTTCCTTCTTCATCGATTTTTTTCACCCGTTCCATAATTCTTTCTGACCAAGCTTTTGCTGGGAAACCACCCCAAAGATACCAAGCAATCAAACCAGCCCCAGGGTATCCAGGATCATCAGGATCAGAATTAGCATCAGATTCCAGATCCACTTCATGTCTGGCAAGAAAGGATTTCATCCTTTGAACTGTATCAATGGACAGTTCTTCCCTTCTGACCAGTTGCCTTGCCCTGATTGCTCCCACCCTGGTTCCACCCCTTCCAAACTTTTCCCTCCAATCCAGACCCTTCTGGGCTTGATCAGCAATTTCCTGGGTGGGTGTTGTGTTAATTTCAACACCTTTATAAGTTGCCATTATTCTTCTTCTGGCCCCCCTGGCTGAATGGGTGGTGTTTCAAACTGAAGGCCCAGGTCATTGATCTTTCTTCTTTCACGGGCAAGCTGATCAATCACTTCATCCCATTCTTTTCCGTTGGTTGCAGTGATGTCTGTCAGGCTTTCAACACCCAACTGAACTGCCAATTGCTTGGCCTGGATTTCTTGAAGTGGATTGACATAAGGAAAACCCCTGGGAATCCATCGCACATTTTCAAATTTTGTCACCTTGGACATTGGCAAATTCGCGTTTCCACCCAGTTCAAACCAGCCTGAAGTGATTGCCATCCTTAACCATGATTTATAAATCGGAGAACAGAAATTATGGATCATGAAATTCTGACAGATGGACCACTGTGATCTTTCTTCTGCTTGCCCTGCCCTGATGCTGGAATAATTCACTGATTCCAGGTCATTGGTTAAGTTGTTATAGGAAACCAAAAGACCTGAAGCCACTGACCGAAGAACAGTCTTTGTAAAATCCTTATAAGCAGTATTGGGATGGGTGGGGTCAAAGGGTTTGAAATCCATCCCTTCTGGAAGTTGCTGAAATGTTCCTGGTTCAAATTCAGTCACCAGATTTTGTTCTTCATCAACATCCGTTCCCACATAGGCATCAGATGTGGGGCTGGTGAAAAAGCCCATAGCACTGGAACTGATCCTGGATGCAGTCAACTCTGACAGTTGATATTGTCCCAGCATATCCAGGGGCCGAAGTGCAGTATTCAACCAGGGCACCCCCCTTGATTGTCCAGGTCTTTCCTGGATGTAAAGATGAACTATTTCTTCTGCAGGAACCCTTTCAGTTTTAAAAATCTGATTTACTGATGTTCCATAAAAAAGCCCAGGCTTTCTGACTACTTGGTGGTATGCGATTGGCCTTCCATAACCATTCTGTTCAACGGACATCACAATGGCAGTGTCATCATCCAGAACTTTATTATTATTGATTGGGAAATAGTCTGATTCCATAACCCAAAGGCTGAAACCGAAGGGATTGTCATCAACACCTTTCATCATTCTGATGAAGCATTCCCCATCCCTTGCCAGGGTTTCTGCAACAAGTCTTTGGGTATCCACCCAGTTCTTCCTGCCATCGATGGAACAGAATCTGGGATTTTCACCCCATATCTGCCAAGCCTGTTCTAGTCTTAAATTATCCCGATCATCCAGGGTGCCATCATCCCGTCTGGTCTTTGCCTGAAAGTTGATCCCGTTCAGAACAATGTTTGACTTAACCATGGAAAGAAACTTTCTACCCAGTTCATTATCCTGGCAGACTTGCCTGGACCTGTTTCGCATGGTCTGAAGTGAACCATAAATTTCTTCATCTGGTGTTCCTGCAACACCCCTGAAACCAGAAAACAGTTCTGAAGTTTGGGCTGATGCAAACATCCTGGAAGACTGTTTTCTGATGGTCCGTTTTTTGGGTGGATCAGCCTTTTTAAAAAAATCAAGAATTGCCATCAATACCTTCCAAGTCTGGTTTTAATGATGCCATCATGACCCCTTCCTTCCCTGGCCCGTTGCATCCTTTTCAGCTTCAACCATTTGGCTTTATATACTGCTTCCCAGGTGTGAAGGTCATCTGGGTCCATCCTGGAAAGTGATCTTCCAGCTATGGAATAAGACATCTGATCTTGACTAGCCCTGCCCTGAATCACTGCTTGGATTGCATCCAAAACCTTCTTTTCATAGGGTTCTGGATCTGCAGTTGAAACAGCTTTGTTTTCCACCACTTCCCAGGTGCCGTTTCCAATTTCAATTCTGTTTGAATCGGATGTCTTGGTGATATATGCAGACCACTGATAAATCCCCACTGGGAAATTCACTGTAGCTGTTGAATTTTCTTCAATGATATATTCAGTCCCTGATTCGGATGCAGTCAAAGTGATCGCAGTTCCCACCCCATTCAGTCTGGCTGAATAGGTCAGCCCGTATGCAGATGGTGGATAATCAACACCCAGATCAGTTCTTTTCCAGGCTAAGAAATCACCAGCAACAATGGGGAAACCAAATTCTTCCAGGGTTGGTTCTTCTGTTCTGAAGTTTGTTGAATCGAATAAATTAGACATTTAAAACCTATTCATTCCTGTCACCCATCCATTGGATCTTTTGACCCGTTGCCTGGGTTTTGGTTTTGGTCTGGATTGGATATGTTCCCCTTTTGAAACCTTCTGTTTCAGAAGTTCCAGGTTTGGGTTCAAATTAAGAAAAGCACTGTATCCATAAACAAAAGTATCCAGGGCTTCATTTCTTCTGTAGACCTTGACCCAGCTTCTTACTGGGTGCCCTTTTGAAAGTCTGGTCACCACCTTTTCTGCAGTCAGTTGCCTGAAATATTCCTGATCATAAGTGATTGGAAAGTGGACAAAGTTTGGTCCAGGGGTGTCATTTTTTAGAAAGGAATATATCTGTTCTTTTGCAGTGTCCACTCCCAGGGTGTAAAGCAACCCCAACCCTTTTGCCAACTTGGTAGGTTTGTTAATGATGGGTTTCCCAGCCTGATTGCTTCCCTTAATAGGATGGATTCTTTTGAAGGATCTACTTGAGCAATATCTATAAACTGCATCCGCATGGTGCCCCCCTGAATCGATGAATGCAGAAGCAACATTTAATTCAACCCCATTGGGATGTTTGAACTTTCTTTCAAGGATTTCATCCAGTGCATTCCATGGGATCTGGGTTCCTGGGTCACCATAAAGTTCTTGGTATAAAAGGGAATAAATCTGGTGATCATGGGTGTATCCCAAAAGCTGAACTGCAAGCCTGTCATCTTGGGTGTCAACTCCTGCAGTGATCAGAACAATGTCTTCAGATGGAAGTTCTTCATCAGAATAATCTTCCCTTCTGGTGAATATGTATTCCCATTGAAGTCCTTCACCCATTTCTTCCCATGTTTCACCGAAAGAATTTGTCCATGCTTTTAGAAGGAATCTGTCATCTTTACATTTCAGAAAATCCTTGACCTGTTCTGCCCAGCTTCTCCATCCAACTGGGGAATATAATCCGTTGATTGAATACCCCTGAATCTTGGGATTTGCTTCAGGGTTTTGTGAAATCCATTCCCCCTGTTTCATCATGGATGTCTTCCTGGATTCTGGGATTAATTTATGACATTCCTGACATTCATATTTTGCAGTGTCAGGAAGGTGTTCCCCGTCTTCTGATTTATCCCAGACAATGCCTTTCCATTCCAGGGGTTGCTTGTGCTTGCAGAAGGGGCAGGGAACGAAGAACTTTTTCTGGGTGCTGTTCTGATATTCCCTTTCAATTCTGCAAATGCCTTTGATGGTGGGAGTGCTACAAAGAAATATTTTTCTTCTGGCATAAGTGGTGGTTCTTTTTTCTGCCAGGGAAAGGGGATCACCTTCCCCACAATCTGCAGGCCATGCTGAAATTTCATCCCCAAATAAATAGCGAACAGGCATGGACCTAAGACCAACCGCACTATTTGCACCAGTGCAGACCAATACACCACCAGATCCAAATTCTTTGGTAAGAATCGTGTTATTTGAAGCCCTTGCTTTCGGATCACCAACCAGTTCCTGAAGTTGTGGGATCATCTGAATCGATGGGGCAAGCCTTTGAACTGACCATCTTTTTGAAAGTTCCACTGTTGGCTGAACCATCAGCATCGGCCCAGGGGCTTGAAGCATCGAGAACAGGGTCCAATTGTTTCCCATTTCTGTTCCACCAATCTGACTTGGTTTCATAAAGATCACCTTCTCTGTTGGTAAAGAAGGGCTTAAATGATCCATTATTTCTGTCAGGTATGGTGTTCTTGAGTTCCTCCATCTTCCTGGTTCGCTGGATGATTTACTTGGTAAGATTCGATTCTTTTCAGACCATTCTGAAACAGTTAAAACAGGGTCCAGTTCAAGACCCTTGGAAAATCCCAATTGGTAAACATCTGAACCCAGTGGATGTTCAACCTGTTTGTTGAAGTCAACTGGAAAGGGTTCATGGTTTACTTCTGCAAGGCTTGCAGACATTGGTTGATTTCCTGGGTCAAGATTTGATGAACTGTGAATTCATCCCCTTCTTCTGCAAGCACACTTGCCAATCTTTCTGGAAGTGCTTGAAAAGTATCACGGACAGTCCTGGCAACCTTGAAAGCTTCTGCTTCCACTTCTGAAGCAAGGACCAATTTCCCAATGGTCTGCTCCAGTTCTAGTTTGGCCTTGCCAGCCTTATACTGTTCATGAAGTGACTTCGCTTCATACAGATTCAGGGGCGTATCTGGAATTTTGTTTTGGTCAGGTTGGGTCTTCTTGAAAGCTGGAAGTTTTTCAATTGCTTTCAGGCTTGATTCAACCCGAACCTTGCCATTTTCAAGGTCTAGTTTTCCCCTTTGCTTCCATCCGTAAACAGTCCCAGGATTGACCCCAACCCTTTTTGCAAAAGCACTTGCTGTTTCTAAAGTCTGCATCAACTGGGTTTAAAATTTTTGTAACTAAAAAATAGTTGCGGTCGTGTGCAAAACC